CCGGGCAATTGCCGGAGACCAGTGAGGTGGCCCTGATTCTGTGGCTCGGGTGGGCGGTGTATGTGGTCGACAAGGGTCTCAACCCGGCGCTGCCGTGGTGGGGGTACCTGCTGTTTTGCATCGCGTCGATGCTGGTCGGGGCGTTTGGGTGGACGATGGGGGTGTGAGCCTTTTCGCAGTCGCACACATGCCATGAAACGCATTACGCCGAGACACCGCCGGTTCGTCGAGCAGTATTGCACCCACTTCGTGGGGGCCCGGGCCGCCCGTGAAGCGGGGTACTCCGAGTCGAGGGCCAAGCGGACCGCCTACGATCTTTTGCAGGACGAGGACATCCAGGAGATGGTGAGCGAGCGCCTGGACGAGATGTCTATGAGTGCGGCCGAGGCCACACGGCGGCTCACGAAGATTGCCGAGGCGTCGGTGAGTGACTACTTCCAGATCACCGAAAAGGACGGGCAGCGCTTTCTGACGCTGGACAAAGAAGCGATCCTTGAGGACGGCTACGCGATCAAGGAGCTCAGCTGGGACACCAACGGCCGCCCAAAGCTCAAGCTGCACGACAGCGTCAAGACGCTGGAGTCCATCCTGGAGGCGCACGGCGCCTTCAACCACACCCACGAGCACGAGCACAGCGGCGAGCTCGGGCTTGAGTCCGACACGCTCGAGGAAGTGATGGACACGATCGCCGACCGCGCCACGCGACTAGGGTCTGAGGAGGACGATGATTGATGCCCCATCCAAAGACGACGTGACGCCAGAGGAATGGCGCGAATTCGTCCTCGAGTTTCGGGACGTCGTGGAGAAGTACACCGCAGAGGAGCGCCGGCAGATCGTGCAGGAGGTCCCGGAGAAGGTGGCGCTTCGCCTGGCGGAAGACCCGTACTGGCTCGCCCGGCCGAAGCAGCTGGAGGTGCTGACTTCAGAGGCCGACACCGTCATGGCGATGGCCGGCAGGGGCTGGGGTAAAAACTGGGTCGGCAGCCACTGGGCCCTCCGCAAGGCCCGCAGCGGGAAGCACGAGCACATCGCAATCGTAGGCGAGTCGGCGGCCGACGTCCGGGACTACATGGTGGAGGGCCCGAGCGGCATCCTGACGGTCGCCCCGAAGGAGTTCACGCCGGACTACATGCCGTCCAAGCGGCGGCTCACGTTCCCGAACGGCTGCCAGATCACGACCTATTCCGGCGACAAGCCGGACCAGCTCCGGGGCTTCTCCGGGTCGGCGATGTGGATCGACGAGCTCGCCAAGTACCGGTACGCCGAAGAGATTTGGGACGGGGTCGGCTACACGCTCCGGGAGGGGGAGGAGCAGCAGCTCCTTATTACGACCACGCCCCGCCCGACGGAGACGATTCAGTCGCTCGTGGAAGACGAGTCGGTGGGGGTCATTCAGGGCACCAGCCTCGAGAACAAAGCCAACCTTGGCGGCCGGATGCTGCGCAAGATCAAGAAGGTGCAGGGCACCCGCCTCGGCCGGCAGGAGGTCCAGGCCGAGATCATCGACGCGCACCCTGGGGCCCTGTGGTCGCATGAAGACTTTCGGCGGGTGGAGCAGGCCCCAGACCTACAGCGCATCATCGTGGGCGTGGACCCGTCCGGCGGAAGCGATGAGATCGGAATCGTGGCGGCCGGCGTGGCCAATGACGGCCGCGGGTACGTCCTTTCAGACGACTCGCTGGAGGGGAGCCCCAACGCCTGGGCCACGCAGGTGAAGCGGGCCTACGAGCGGCATGAGGCGGACATGATCGTCGCAGAGCGCAACTTCGGCGGGGACATGGTCGAGAGCAACATCCGCTCTGTCGATCAATCCCTGCCAGTCGACACGATTACCGCGAGCCGCGGAAAGCAACGGCGTGCCAGCCCGGTCCAGAACCTCTACGAGCAGGGCCGAGTCCTGCACGTTGGCACGCTTCCGGGCCTCGAAGACGAGATGACGCAGTGGGACCCGGAGGCGTCCGACTGGAGCCCGAATCGGTTGGATGCGGCCGTGTGGGCGCTGACTAGATTGATGCTTTCGGACCCGTCCCCACTAAACGCTGATCATGTCATCGGCCTCAACTGACTTTAGGCACTAACTTATGGGCTACACCGACGCGACCAACGTCCACTACGACGACGCCATCGATGACTGGACGCTCATCCACCGGATGCACTCCGGGGAGGGCGCCTGGAAGGAGCTGATGCGCGGCACCTATGAGGCGTCCCGTGCCTTTGAGAAGCGGAAGAAGCTTGCCGACTGGCGACCGTACACGCGGGACCTGATCAGTCGCCTAACCGGGGAGCTCTTCAGCCATCAGGGCGAGGTGAGCCGCGACACGGCCGCCTCTGAGGAATACCTTGCGTCCGTCGGCCCAGAGGGAGAGTCGTATCAGGTGCAGCTCATCGCGTTTGTGGAGGCGCTCGTGGCGTATCACGAGACGTGGCTCGTCATGGACCCGGCGCAGGGCCTTCGAGTCTTGGAGCCGTTTCGGGTGCCCCGGTGGACGCCAGAGGCCGTGACAGTGAAGGGCGTGCGGGTGCCGCCTTCGGCACCGGACGTAAGCCAAAAGCGCCAGGAAGCCTGGACGGTGTACTTTGCCGACCACTACGAGACCTACGTGCAGGTTCAAGACGACAGTAAGGAAATCAAAGAGCGACTGGTTGACGAGGGCCGCTACGCGGAAGACTTTGCGTTTTCCAGCGGGCCACCGGCGGCGCGAGTCACGCTCCCATGGACGGTGCGGTTCGGCCTGGCGGTGGCGGAGGCTCACCGGTCCCTCTACCGGTTGGAGAGCAAGTACGACGCGGCTCTGACAAACAGTCTCGGGGGGCTTCTCCAGATTGCCACAGGCGGCGACGATACGATCAAGAATCAAATTGAGAAGGCGCTGAAGAAGGGCAGTATCGCGGTGCCCTACGACACCGAATACGGCGAGCACAAGCCCGTCAACATCGGCGTTGAGGGACTGCCGCACGGCAAGGAGCAGCTGCAGCGCAAGCGCGAAGAGCTCTACCGCACGGCCTACCAATCGCTTGACCAGGCAGCCACGCAGATGAGCGCGACGGAGGCTCGGCAGCGGGGCCGATCCGGACCGGCCGCGGCCCTGTCGGTGTTGGCTGAGACCGTCCAGTCCGCGGAGGAGTCCATCCTCCCGGTCATTGCGGAGGCAGAGGACCGGCGCAACGCGACACGGGAGACGACGGCAAAGGTAAGCTGGCCCGCCGACTTTGCCGACGAGTTCGACTCAGCCGACGAGCAGTTGGCCCAGGACATCTTCGGAAGCCTTCGGCTGCCAGTACCCACAGAGACAGCCACGGATGTTGTGATGGCCCGCCTCGAAAGCGCCGGGCACGACCCAGACCGGGAGGCGGTCCAGAGCGAGGTAGAGAGCAAAATGGGGCAGCAGGCCCGCAACCGGTCCGCCAGTGGCTTTGGAATCGGTGACGGACAGTAATGCCCGACGAGCTCAACCAGCTATACAATGAGCCTTTGCAGGAAGCCTTTCGGCGCAACCTCCGTGGAGAGGACGGGGCCAAGGCGGCGCTGTTTGATGGGCTCCAAAAGGATTTTGCAGAGCTTCTGGCGTTTGTGTCTGCAGCTGGCAGCCCGGCGGAGGCCAATCAGCGCCTCAACGAAGGCCTCGTGGAGCTAGAACAGGCTACTGTTGAGCGCATCGAATCTGCCAAAGACAGCGGCCGCCAGGCCATCACAGAGGGCCATTCCGAGGGATATGCCGCGGCAGCCGCGGCGGCGGGCGTTCCGGTGCCGGACTGGTCGCCCTCCGCGGCGGGGACGTCGGCGTTTGAGAAGGCACCCTTCGCAGGAGCTGGGGGCAGTGGCGGTGGCGCCTCAACGACGGCCGACTTTGTCGCTGGGGCCTTTGACGAAGAGGTCGGCTACTTCAAGCAAGACCTGAAGTTCATCCGGAAGTACGTCGACGAAGACGAGTACGCGAAGGCCGTCGCTCAGGTGCTCGCCCGGGGCAACGAGGACGTAAAGCGGCGCCTCTTGCGGCGGGGCATCGACCTTGACGACATTGACACCGACGCGCTACAGGAGCAGGCCGCCCGCGTTTTTCAGAACACGAAGACGATGGGGAGCCCCGACATCCGAGGCATCCTGAAGGATTTGGAGCCGGAGGAGGTGGCCGCCCGGCAACCCCAGCTTTGGCAGCGCATCCAGACGAACGGGACGGACCAGCTGTCCCGCGTGATGGACGAGGTTGCAAAGGATCTAGCCGTCGATAGCCCAGCCATCACGGCGGTTACGTGGACGCTCTCCACGCGCCACGGCAGCCTTGACAGCAGCCCAGACGAGTGCGATACGCTCGCTGGGGCCGACCCCTACGGGCTAGGCCCGGGCGCGTACCCGCCAGAGAAAACGCCCTCCCACCCGCACCCGTCGTGCGAGTGCCGCATCACTGCACAGACACGCCCGCCGGAGCAGTGGGGCCAGCCGAGCCCCGATCCGCCGCAGGACTACCAGCTGACCGACCAGGCCATCCGTCAGCAGCTTGAAGCGACACGGGCCCGGATGGGCGATGCAGGGCGCACCATCACCGACACACACGTTCAGAGGGTCCGGGAGCGCGTGTACGCGGTGCTGGATGAGGTCGACGCGTCCCCTCGTGGCTAGTGCTGTATCACTGACACCAGACCGTTCTCAAAATACACGTAGATCCGCTTGTATGAAGTCCCTGCCATACTACCGGGCGTATCATAGACCCACTGTTCCTGCATCATGCCGGCTACCCGCGTGCGGTTGATTTCAACGGGGCGACCAGCAATGTTCACGACCTCTTCCTGGTTCATCCCCTCCATGATCTTATAGGCCTGGTCTTGGGACATCATGCCCATCCCGCCGGAGCAGGCAGTGAGGCTGGTGATGAGAGCAAAAACAGCGGCGATACGAAGGGCAGTACGCATGGAGATAGGGGGCATTTTGTAGGCTGCTAGCGCACTATACCACGCACCAGAACCGACAGTTGTTACACGATGCCTGATACCATTCCCGTTCCTCTTGAGCCTGCCCCTGCGGCGCGAAACACTACTTACGCGCTGTGCGTGTGTACGAGTAACGCTTCTGGCAGCGGTCAACCGCCAGCGTACACGGCCCGACACGCCGGACTTATTGCCCTCTGAACAACTGCCCAGTGCCCCATGCCGATCGTCGACATCCCTGACGACGAGTACGATGAAGATGCACTCCCCGACAGCGCAGAGGTGAAGGATGACCTACTGACGCAAGATGAAGTCGACGGGATCGTTCAGAAGCGCCTCCAACGGCAAGAGTCCCGGCTGAAAAACCAGCTAGTCGAGGACGAGCAGTTCTGGCAAGAGATGGCCCAACAGCGAGGCGTTGAGCTCCGCGAGGATGGCCTGCCGAAAGGCACGGCCACCGACGAAGAGATTCAAGAGCTTCGCCGCAAGGCCTCGAAAGCCGAGAGCCTCCAGAGCGAGCTCGAAGAGAAACAGGAGACGATCCAGTCGACGCGGCAAAAGCGCCTGCGTCAGGACCTTCGGGACAAGGCGCCGACCCCGGCTAACGAGACCGCCCGAGACACTTTCCTCTCGGAAGCGGAGCGTCGGATGACCTACGACGATGAATACGGGTGGGTCAAAACCGACGAGGACGGAGAGATCGTCTATGAGGCCGGCGAACCGGTCGGCCCCGATGGTGTGGTGGGCGAGCTCGAAGACTCGCACGAGTTTCTCTTCGAGTCGACTTCCGTCAAGGGCGGCTCGGATGTCGAGCCTGGCGGGTCCCCGTCTGGCACCATGAGCCAGGAAGAGTACCACCGAGAGGTGAAGAAGGCCCGCCAGCAGAATGACCCCGATCGGATGAATGAGCTGAAGCAGATGGAGGCAGAGGGCAAGATCGCAACGGAAGAGTAGCCTTCCGGCCCTCACCTTGAGGATCAGTGATGTGGGTGGCCTGGAAGGGCCGCCCATTCATATTTTAGCACCAATCACGCGACGCTATGCCGACGTTTGACGCAGTACGCTATTCCGAAGAGTTCCTGATGAACCTCGACCGGCGCACGGTCGCTCGGGAAATCACGAACCAAAACTACAGCCCGATTACGAACGCCCGTGCGGTCAAGGTCTTCCAGGCCAACGACCTTTCGGCCCCGGAGAAGAACGCCGACAACTCGGTGAACATTCAGAACCCGAGCGGCGGGGAGACAACCATGACGCTCGACGAAGAGCGGGACCTGACGGTCGGCATCCCATCGGTGGAGGAGTTTCAGAGCTCCGTCGACATGCAGTCGAAGTTCCAGGAGCGCCAAACCCAGGCCGGAGAGGAGGACCTTGACGACTTCATCCTCGGGAAGCACACCCAGGCGGGCATTGACCTGTCGACCACCGCCACCACGCCAGACGGCTTCGGCGACAAGGTGCGCGACGCGAAGGTGGCGCTGTCGGAGAACGACGTACCCCGATCCCAGCGGTTCATGGTGCTTACGCCGCACTATGCCGATCTGGTGGCCGAGGACGCTGGCGACCGCATTGAGCGCAACACCGAGATCGAGGTTGACGGCTACATCGGCCGCTACCAGGGCTTTGACCTGTTCGAGTCGACGGGCATCGTGGAGGCAGGCTCCAAGCAGCACCTCCTGTTTGGGCACCGGGCGGCGATCACGCTGGCGGTGCAGCTGAACAACACGGCCCTGATCGGCGACTCCGAGCAGGCTCAGTTCCACGGGGACATCCTCAAGGCCCTCATGGTGTACGGCGGGCAGACCTTCCTGCCCTCCGCGCTCGGGGACCTGGAGGCCGACATCCCTAGCTAACATAAAGGGCCACTCATGGCTGAGATTCTGACAACTACATCACAGGAGGAGCTCCTGTCCGGTGAGACCCTGACGCGGGACGACCTACCGCGCCGGGTGGAGCGGGCCGAGGCTCGTGTAGTGGGGCGGTATCGAGAGAAGTCGGCCCTTCGGGAGGGCCCGCTCTACTTCACGGAGCCCCTTGGGTCAGAGACGAGCCCGGGCGTCGTGCAGCTCCGGGGCTGGGCTGAGGCGGACGACGGCACGCCCGACACGAACACGATGCCGGATGGGCTTGTGCGCCGGCTCCGGCTCGTGATCGCCGATGTGGTTGAGCATGAGCTGACCTACGACGAGACGGAGGCGCTGGACTCCGAGTCGGTCGGGTCGAAGAGCGTCAGCTTTAAGGACCTAGACGACATGCCGACGCGCCTCTTTCAGCCGCTTGACAAGTACGACACGCGGGCCCCGCTCGGGGGCTTTTGGTGATGCGCTCCTCCCGTTTTCGGAACGACCACATCACCGTCACCCACTCAGAAGGGTTTCGTGGCCCAGACGGGTACTCTGAGTCGAAGACAAAGACGGTGCTGGACTCTGGTGGCGATGCCCAACAGCTCGCTACCGAGTACGTGGAGCAGTCGGCCCATTTTGAGATCGGCGACATTCGGTTTTTCGCCGCGGAGCCCGTGGCGGACGTGACGCCCGGAGACGGTGCGACAGTTGACACGGCGGACGGCCGGACCATCAAGGGCACGGTGGAGGTGGTCGAGCACGACGACGACAGCCTGCTCATCAGCCTGGATTCGTGATGGCCGACGTCGAAATGGTATCAAATGGCGACGAGGTGGCTGAGTGGCTGGACGATCAGGTGGACGATTTTGCCGACACGCGGGCTGGGATGATCAAGCAGGCGACTGACGACGCTTACGAGAAGGCGCTTGATGAGGTGCCGGTTGACACGGGTGCCCTGAAGGAGAGCCTGACGAAGCGGTACGCTGGGAATGAGGGCGAAATCTACTCGGAGCTTGAGTACGCGCCCCACGTCGGCCTCGGCACGATCTACATGGACCAGCAAGACTACCTCTGGGGGCCAGCGCGGAAGGCCCTCAAGAAAGCGCTCAAGGACTTTGCCAAAGACGACTGACCAATGAGGCCCCGCCCCGCACTTCGGGCAGAGCTTTACAGCGTGCTTTCAAGCGCGCTGGACGTGCCGGTTGTGGTGCAGCGGCAGCCCAAAGACGCGGGCGCCCCCTTGGTCATGATCGAGCCGCCCCCGACCGAAAGCCGGGGCGACATCAAGCAGGACACAGGGCACTCCATTGCCCAGACGATCCGCATCCATACGCGCTACCCGAAGGGCAAGGCCGACGTCGGGAGGCGTGATGAGATCGCGGCGGAAGTGGTGAATGCCCTGAACGCCGCAACCCTTGACCCAGAGGATCACCGCATTGTCCACTGGCCGGAGGAGCCCGACGACGACACGCCCCAAAGCTACGAGCCCGGCGGCCAAGAGGCAAAGGACCTGCTTCTTACCTACAACATTGACACTCAAATCAAAGCGGCCATTTAGGCCCCTACTGCCATGCCTGATGAACTCTCTGGGAGCAACATTCTGGTCGGTGCCGCCGGGACGGCGATGCCGGCCCAGACAACCGCCACACTCACGACTGAGCCGGAGCTGGTGGAGACGATTGTCAAAAACGCCAACGCCCCGATCAAGCGGTCCGGCGACCTCCAGTGGAATATCTCCGCGGAAGGGAAGCTCCGAGACGACGCGGGCAAGGCGGGGCTCTCCAACGGGGAGGTGGCGCTGAAGGCGGACCTACACCTCAACGACGACGGGACCGAGACGACGGAGATTATCCCTGGCCTCCAGTCTGTCACGCTGTCGCTGGATCAGGAGCTGGAGCAGGTCCCTCCGGGCATTGACCAGCCGACGGGGTGGCGCTTTTTCTCCCCACAAGAGCTGGACTGGACGCTTGAGATGGAGGGGCACTACTACGACCCCGAGTCCAACGATGTCTACAACGCGCTCTATCAGAAGCCCCGAAACGGAGAGGTCATTGCGGGCACGCTTGAAGTATTCGGGCTCACGTTCAACGGCGACCTGGCAGTCGACTCGATTGAGCGGGAAGCCGATACCGATGGGCCGGGGATGGTAAGCTTCAGCTTTGGCGGGAGCGACCTGCTCACTAAGAGCGGCTCCTCAGAAGGGCCGATCTCGGAGCTGCTCACTAGCTACTTTGACCAGCAGACCGTGCCGAGCTTCTTCCGGCCGATGCAAAACGGAAGCCCCCAGACCGGAACCACCTCGTGGGAGGGAGATGCTTGGCTGTCCACGGCCGAGATGACGCTGGAACGGGACGCCTACCCCAACTTCAGTTATGAAGTGCAGGGAGACGGCGCCCTCAACCGCGTCACGCAGTAACAATCGCATCCTTTCCTGAAAGCGACACTGACATGGGCTACTTTTACGATGATCCGCACGAGAACCCAGATGTGGTGAAACTTGACATCGCTGGGAAGGAGGTGCCTTGGCTTGTGACCAAGTCGGCGATTGATGAGGGGAAAGAGCGCGGGATTGACTTCGACGAGCTCGGAGCCATGGACGAAGAGATGACCGGCTCGGAGGCCTTGGAGCACATCATCGACATGCTGATGTTGGGGAGGTTTGAGTTCATGGAGGCCGGCCACGAGCGCCCGAACCGAGAAGACTTCGAGCGGGCCGTGTCGCCGAACGCGATCCCCCGCATTCTCGGGCAGATCAATGCGGCCTTCGCCGAGGCGGCCGACGAGTCGATCCCCGAAGAAGTAAAAAAACTGATGGAGGCGGCACAGTCTTCAGCGTCGACCCCACCGAGTGGGAGCGGCACTGCTACCGACACGGACTGAGCCGCCCGGAGATTGAGCACATGGGCCTCCGGGAGTACATCCTCCGCCGGCAGGCCCACACGCGGGAGCAGATGGACACCATCCGGCTCCAGACGCTGCCGGTACTGAACGCCTGGGCCGAGGACCCGATCACGATGGAGGATTTCTTGGGCCACTCGGCTCACGAAATGAGCGGGAGCGAGGCCGACGCCGTGAAGGCCCTTCGCTACGACATTGAGCAGAATACCGACCGGGACATCGACTGGACGCATGTAGACCAACAGCTCGCAGAGGCCGATGCCTGAAAAGACATTTGCCGTCAACTTTGAAACCAGCGGCTTCAAAAAGGCCGCCTCCCAGATGGAGGACGTCGGGGACGAGGCTGACGAAACGGGCTCCTCTGTAGCTGATGCTGGGGAGATCGCCAAGAAAGGCCTTGCTGCCATGACTGCGGCAATTACAGGTGCAGCGGCAGGCCTCGGAGCGCTCATCTCCAAGTCCCAGGAGTACGCCCGCCAGGTCGACAACGCCGCGGAGCAATCTGGGATTGCGGCTGAGCGCATCCAAGAGATTGCGTTCGCCGCGAAGCAGACGTCTGGCGCCGAGTTTGATTCGGTTCGGGACGGGCTGAAGGAGCTGGCCATCCGGTCGGCCGAAGCTGCTGAGGGGACCGGAGAGGCGGCCGATGCTTTTGAGCGGCTCGGGATTAGCCAGCAGTTTCTTCAGCAGTCGACCACCGCTGAGGTGTTCCGGCGCGTCCGGCAGGAGCTACAAGGGGCGTCTGCGCAGATGCGAAGCTTCGCGGCCGACACCATCTTCGGCGGGGAGGCGGGGCAGCGCCTGGTCGAGACGCTGGGCCTCTCAAACCAGGAGTTCCAGCGGCTTGCCGACCAGGCCCGAGAGTCAGGGGCTGTCCTTTCAGGGGAGCAGGTGCAGGCCCTTGAAAAAAGCCGCCAGGCCTGGTCCCGCCTCACCTCGCAGGTGTTTGGGTTTGGGCGGCAGATCGCGGCCCGATTGGCGCCAATTGTGACGGGCACGGTCATCCCCGCACTGCGGTCGATGGCACAGAGCGTCCGAAATACCGTCCGCACGGTCACGACCATGTCGGACACCACGAAGGGCACGATCGCCGTCGTGGCGGGCCTCACGGCCGCTGTTGGGAGCGCCGCTGCGATTTGGGCCACGTGGCCGGCCATCATCGCCGGTGTCACAGCGGCCTTCTCTGCGCTCACGACAGCCGCAACCACGGCCTACGCGGCGATCACCTCCCCCGTGACGGGCGTCGTCGCGGCCATCGCCGCGGTCGCTGGGGTCGTGGGTCTCATCTATGACAATTGGGGCGGCCTGGTTGACTTCTTCAAAATCACGTTTGATGCAGTCATTGGCGCCGCCGATGCATTTGGGGCAGTCCTCTACCAGACGTTTGCCACGACCTGGACGGAGGTAAAGAGCCTATTCCTGAGCTCAATCGACGGGCTCATTCAGATCGTGAACGAAGGGCTTCGGTCAATTGGTGCGGGCGGGCAGACGATCGACGCCACGTTCGGCATGTCGGAGCAGAGGCTACAGGCCCAGCGGCAACGGCTTTCTCAGGCAGTGGCTGACTTTCGAAGTGCAGGGCAGCAGGCGGCAAACACCTTCTCAGCGGAGATCGGCGATGGCTGGGCAGCGGTCAAGCAGAGCACCTCTCAGGCCGCAGGCTTCGTGCAAAGCCAGATCCAGTCGGTTGGCGCGTCGTTGTCCTTTGGGGGCGGAGGCGGGATGTTTGGTGGTGGCTCTTTTGGCGAGGGCGGCGCCAACGGGTCCTTCCTCGGTAGCGGTGGGGGTGAGGAAGGCGGAAGTGGGGGGCAGGGGGTTATGTTTGACCAGCTCATAAGCACGGCTGACCGGCTGATCCGGAAGCAGAAGCAAACGCGTGAGCAGCTTTCTCGCACGAGGCAGGCGGCGAAGACATTCTCCAACACATTCAGCCGCGGGGTCGGGCGGTCGATCGGGCAGCTCGTGACGTTTCAAAGCCAGGTGTCTTCCCTGTCTGGGCTTTTCCGGCGAGTGGGGCAGACGATACAGCAGGCGCTCAGTCAGGTCATCAGCAAGCTTATATCAGCCAAGCTACAAGCGATTGCACTGAAGGCGCTGACGAGTTTTGGCGGTGGGGGCGCTCCTGTTCCGACAGCCGTGGGGCAGGTTGGCGCTGGCATCTCCAGCGCCGCCTCAGGCGGCATCCTCCAGTCTGATGGGTTGGTCATGGCCCACGCTGGCGAGGCGATCGTGCCAGCGGACATTACCAGCCAGCTCACGGCTGGGGACATTGGGGGCAGTGGCGGCACGGTTCAAGGCGGCCGCCCGAGCGTGCAGGGCGGGGCCATCACAATTCCGCTCCAGATGATCAGTCAGGGCAAGGCCAAAGGAGACGCGCTACGCTCACAAACCGGACGCAACGTGTAGATGCCGATCTCTTCGTTTACCGCCAGGGGCAAGGCTGCAGACGGGCGCTCTTACCGCGTCGAGTGGAATGGAGGCGGGACGGAGGTACAGCCGATTATGCCGTTCTTACTGATTGGGGGCGGAGAAGACGAAGACGTCGGGCTTGACCCGATCTGGCCGCGGTCTCTTCGGCTGTTTCTGAAGGACGTAGACCTAGAGCCCCTCTTTGGGCTTGGCGAGCAGGCTGTGCCAGTGGAGGCCTATGAGCTCTCTGGCGGGAGCGACACCCTCGCCTACAAGGGCTTCATGGCGACCAATTTCTATTCCGATGTCCCGTGGTCGCAGAACGACACCGTTGAGATCCGCGCCCTTGACGGCTTGGGGACGCTCAAAAACAGTACGCTTGATGAGCTGCCGTTTGCCGGAAATGACTACGTGCCCCTCACGGAGGCGATCGCCCGCATCTTAGGCAACTTGTACGGCCTTGAAGTTGAGTTTGGAGCCCACTGGTACCCAGATGCTGGCGGCGTGCTTGCCTCAAGCGACTGCCCGCTTGCTCAGGTCGGCTTCGATCCTGACAACTACCGCCAGGATCGCCCAGAGGGCTCTTGGTGGAGCCAGCTGGAGGTGCTGAAAGACCTCTGCAAAGAGCAGGGGCTGATCATCAAGCAGGTCGAGCGGCCCGGTGGCGCCCGATGGCTCGTCGCGCAACGGGATGCCTATGAGTCCGATGGCAGCCTCAAGGTCTGGCGTTACGACGCGGCTGGGGCAGAGCTGTCCGGCCAGCCAGTCACACTAGACCGAAAAAAGACGCTTGCCTACGACGGGGCGGACTTCGTTGATGAGGGAGGGCGAGACTTCGTCCGGCGACGCAAAAGCGTTACTGTCACTCACGACCACATGCCGATCGATAACCTGATCGGTAATCCGGGCTTTGAAAACGGAGGGCAGGAGTGGTCGGACATCAGCGCGCACCCGCGCATCGCGGCCAAAGTGGAGGACATCACCAACCTAAACATCTGGCCAGGGCCGCAGGCCTCCAGCGAGGATTCGAAAGCTCTGTTCAGTAATACGAACACGATAGACCAAACGACCACCCTTGTCCCGGTAGCGAAGCAAAGCCTAGGGCGGATTAACGAGCCTCCGCCCAACACCGCTCTACGGCTCTCTGCGGAGCTCGGCGGCTTTGACTTTACCGTTCACGCAGACGTGAAGCTTCAGGTTGGGAGCTATTGGCTCACCCGCTTTACGACCACGATCAACGACACCACGCTACCGGGAGAAACGAAGATCGCCGTCGACCCACTTGACCGCCCGATCCCAGCGGGCACGAGTGTCCCGATCATCAACCCAGACAAGGTGGACGGTGACATTGTGACGCCGTCAGGAGAATTCACGGTCACGGAGCGGTCCCCGAAAGGGGCGGACCGCTTAGTCGGTGAGGCGAGCGTCAAGGTCCCAGAGGCGGGGTGGCAGATTTGGCACGTCGGCTTCGGGGCCACAGAGACATCGGTAAACCTCTTGCCGTTCAATCCGACTTACAACCTTGACAATTACAGCGCAAGTGACGGGTTTTATTTTGAGTCCGAAGTCGTCGCCTCTCTGGTGCAATCCAATGGGGACCCCATAAGCGGAGGGGCAGAGCTGACGCTCCTGCAATGGACGGACACGAGCGACCGCATCCACTTCTGGAATAACTTTCAAGCAGCTGTTGTCGCTGGCGGCCAGCCGCTTGAGAGCACACTCACACGCGCCTTTGTCCCAGAGTTTGGGGAGGCGGAAGCTCAAACTGTGCGCACCTCGTCTGGCCCCACAAGCGAAAACCTCGCCCGCCTGCGAGGCATTGACCCAAACGGGGACAGTTTTGCCCCGACCGAGTGGGGCGTCGGCCCTGGGCATGGCAGCGCACTCTCGCTGGCGGAGCTCAAGGCGCAGCAGCGGGAACGCTACTTCAGTACCAACCTAAAGACGCTGACGCTCCGCAGCTGGCGAGACGCAGAGTACCTCGTCGGTGACGAGCTCGTCGAGTTGGATGGGGGTCTGTACACCATCCACAGCATCACATACGACGCCCAAGAGGGCGGCGCAGAGGTCACGCTCATTGAGTGGGCGGACCAAGGGACATCTGACATTACAATCCAGACCGTCCTTGAGCAGTCCGGGAGCGGGCCAGCCGGAGGCGGCGGCGCCCCGGCCGTTGGCGGCGGAGGCGGCGTCACTACGTGGGACGGCCTTGGCGGCACCTTGTCGGGCGACGTGCCCTTTGAGACCGTGGACCAGAATGGCGATCCCGTCAGCCGCGGCGCGGCGTTCTCAGGCGACCTAGACAGCGGCCCCACGATCTGCTGGGACCGGGACCCTACAGGCAGCAGCGCCACAGATAGGTACGCCCTGCGCGTCAGAGACGAGGCCAACGGCCAGACGCTCCTTACGCTTGACGAGGACGGCAATCTCGTGGCGGCGGGCGACGT